GCGCCAGCACGCTATCCTGCTGCCGGCGAAACAAATCCACTGTGACGCGCGTCACCTGCTTTTCATAGCCCGCCGTCCGGCGCACGAATCGCGCCCACACCCGCTGATGCTCCGGCGATCCATATTCAATCGCCCGCGTTTGACGCGTATGCGGAGCCGCACTCGCCTGCCCAGCCGCAGGGGGCTGCGCTGCGGGCGCTGCCGGCGCTGCCGGCGCAGGGGCCGCCTGGTCGCTCGCCACCGGCAATAGATTCGCCGGCGCCCACCAGACATCACCCCATGACACCTGATCGAGGCCCTGCTCGTCGCGCCACTCGTTGATCGTGATCGCTCCCGCGCCGATCTGCTCTTTGGACCGGGTCCACTGCGCGCCCTCCGCTTCCTGAAGCACGCCGATCTCCGAGGCGTCAAACTCGGCCACGTCGGCCTGGTTCGGAAACATCGGGATGAGCTGCTCGGTGATCTCCGTCGAAATGAATTTGCCCTCTGGCAGCACGCAGTTCTCCCAGGCCGCCTTCAGTGCCGAGTTATAATTCTCATACGTCCGCTGCCCACCAACCAGGTCAATGGGCCAGTGATATGCGCGGCAAATATCCTCCAACGACCATTTCAAGCCGCCCAGGAATTCGGCTTCTTTCGGGTTGAATCCGACCGGTTTGACCTCTGCATCGAAGCGGAACACGGCCCACTTGTGCGCCTTGTCCACGCCACGGAATCTCCGCTCCAGTGCCACTTCAATCGCCTTGGCCTGGTCATCCGTGAACGTCTGGCCCGAGCGCGGCGCCACCATCCCGCCCATCTGGATGCCATTATCGAAGAGATTGCGATTGCTCTTCATCCCCGCGCTCGCGTAATCCGCCGCCAACCGCGCAGCCGCCAGGGGCGACAAGGGCGCGTACTCGTCGTTCGGGTTCGGCAGCCGAATCCACATGACCTCAGACGCCCGGTAGGCCACCTCACGCACGCCATTCAGGGGAAGATAGTAATAGCCCGCGATGTATTTCTCCGGATGCGGGATCACGCGCACTCGATCGGGCCGGCCCCACCAGATCTCGGAGGGTGTCTGCACCCCGCTCTGCCCACGCTCCAGGAACCAGAACGCCTGTCCCCACAGGCACAGGCTCAACTCCGTCATCTCGATCAGCCTGTTGAACGTCCAGAAATTGTTGACCTTGCGCAGCAGCGAATAGAGCGGCCCGCTCGTCACCTGTGACCGGTCGCCCTGCGCATTCAATTTGTAAAGAGCCAAGGGCAGCGAAGATAGGAACTGCGCCCGCTGCGTCGCACAGGCATACACGCCGTTCGACGTGGCGATGTACTTCCCGTACTCCTCGGGCGCCCATTCCTCGATCGGATGGCCCCACACCTCGTCAGAGCGCTCCACCACCAGCGGCCCCAACATAAACGCCCGAACCGCAACCCTCAATCTCTCGATGATGTTCATGCCCACCCGTATTGGTAATTCATATTACATGCCGTAGGGGCGATTCGTGAATCGTCCTCGCCCATCAATACACCAGCTTCCCATCCAGCACGCTGGCCAGCTTGTTGTACCCACCCGCCGTCGCGTCCGCCTGGTCGCGGAACGTCCCATTCGGGATCGCAGTCATCTCCTCGATGTACGCCTGATTCCACGTCCCTCGCACCAACCTCACATTCCCGCCCTCCGCCTGCGCTCGAAACGGCTCCAGCCTCACATCCTTGTCACCCGTCGGCCGGTCCGCGTGCACCGGATACGCCCCCAGCATTCGGATCTCATCGTCCACGCTGTCCTTGCCGCTGCTCCCCGGCTCCTGCTCGATGTGGACCTGTACCGTGTTCCCGTACCGCATCGCGTCGAGTTGCGCCGTTTGCAGCATCATCGCCCGCCGGTGTCCCGTGCTCCATTGCCCGCGCTTCACGTCCTCGATAAAGGTTTGCCGTTCAATCGAGCGCCCCACCAGCACGCCCGCACTGAATTTGCCGCCACCCTCGGTCGCCGCCTTGTCCCAATACCGCACGCGCGCCATCACTTCCGGCGCCGCGTCCACGATCGTGAACCATTCGCGCTTGAACCGGTTTCCCTCTGGCGCCCGGGGCACGCCCGCATATTGTGCGTTCCACACTAGGCTCCCCACGTCGCGTCGCAACGCATCCAGCGCCGCCCGGCTGAATCGTCTCGGCGCCAGCGGCTCACCTGGCTCTCGTCCGAGCGGATCGGACTGGCCGGTCGGCATCCCCAGCCGCTTATCATTCTCGTCGCGCTCGTCCTGCGTTTCGGCTACCGCCGGCAGTCGCAAGATCGTCCAATCGCCGCCTTGGTCGCCGATGAGGCGGCCGGCCAGGTCATCCTCATGCCACCTCGTCATGATCAAGATGACCGCGCCGCTCTCCCAGATGCGCGTTCGGAATGTGGACTTCCACCAATCCCACACGCGATCGCGATACGTCTGCGATTGCGCCTGCTCCCAGTTCTCGAACGGATCGTCAATGATGCCGAGCAGCGCGCCGTGGCCGGTGATCGGGCCGCCCACCCCGGCGGCCAGCAGCCCGCCGCGCCTCCCAGAGATGTTCCACATGTCGACGGCGCGCGAATCGCGCGCCGTATCCACGTGCAGGAACAACCGGTGAAACTCCTCACTCTCCACGATCTGCCGCGCCTGCCTCGACTTGGACTCGGCCAGGCTCGCCGCGTAGCTCGTCAAAATGATCGGTTCGTCGGGCCGTCGTCCCAGCCAGAACGCCGGCAGTCGCACGCTCACCAGTTCGCTCTTGCCATGCTGGGGCGGCGCAAAAATCATCAAGCGCTTGATCTCGCCCGCGACGACCTGATCGAGCGTCCCCGCGATCAGTTCGTGGACCGGCTCCGCCAAATATTGCGGGAATGTGTACTTGGTAAAGTGCTTCAGGCGCCTACGCGCCTGCCGTCTGCTCAGCAGCTCCTGGGAGGCCTCGGCCGGCGATGGCAGCCAATTGGTCATCGCTCATCTCATCCGCGCGCTTGATCTCGATGGGAGATTCGCCCTTCCCCTGCAGGTGCAGCGTCACGTCGTCCGTCAATGCCCCTGTATACTTGAGCGCCAATGCGATGATCGAGGCGTTCGCGTCCGCCCGCGTCGCGTTCAAATAGAGTCGCCGCTCGAGGTCGGGCACCCACGTGCCGACACGCCGCAGCCGCACCAGCCGCCCCAGATCTTCGATCATCAGGACCGCGTCCTTGATCGTGTACCGATGTCGCTCTTCCCATTGATACGTCACCGCGCGCGAGACACCCAGACGCCTCGCCAGTTCCTCGCGAGTGCCCCGGTCCTTCTTGGGCAACGAGTACCACACGGCCAGCATCGCGTCGTCGGGTTGAACGCCCATCGTAGCAAGGAAATCCATCGCCTCGCCCCACGCCGGATGCTCGTCCAGATACATCTCCAGAGCCACCACCAGCGCCTTGCCATGCTCGTTCCCATCCTTCCACTCGAATAGTGCAGGCTGAATCCTGCTCGGTCTCTTCCGTGGTCGCTTGCCCTTGTCCATCTCAGTACCGGTAACGCAAATTATCGCCCTTGCTTACGGGCGTAGGCCTCGACACCCAATAGATCACCGTCGCCAGACCGATGATGATCCCACTCGCGATCAGCCATTCACCCATCCAGCCGCGCCACCCCATTCGATTCGAACGTTACCTGCAACTCAACCAGGTTCTTTGCCTTCGCCAATTGCTCCAGCGGGATCTTGCTCGTGTCCTGCAAGCCGTTCTCCTGGTTGGGCACCACAAAGACGGCCCGGGGCCTCACCAACATCGCCGTTACGCTGCTGTCCGGCCCCATGCTGTGCATCGAAATAGGTTTCTTCAGGTCCGCGCTCGTCACCACCACCAGAAACGTCACGTTCGAAAACTGCCCGTTCTGCGTCATGGAAACACCTTGTGGGTCAGGATCGCCACGATCAACCCGACGATCGCCACGACCAACGGCGCCCCGAGAAACATCGCCATCCGCTCGATGGTCCCTAGCCGCTGCGTCAACAGGGCCAATTGAGTTTGCAGGCTCATGTGCCCGTTCCCGACGAACACCTTCTGATTCATGTCGCGAAACTCGATCGCCAGCGGCGAAATCTCCGCCTTGACGACAATCCGAATCTGGCTCACGATCACAGCCCACAATAGGGGATTGATCCCCGGAGGAAGAGCGGGAGAAGGATCTTCAGGAATTGAACCCAGGTCAGCGTTGATCATCGGCTATCCCTTTGGCTTCCTCGCCCACCGCGCCAGCAACCCGATCAACAGCAAGATCGCCCCACCGGCCAATAATGGGACGACCACAGTCAGAGGTTGAGTTTGGCCCGTTGCCGGCAGTACCTGCGGCGAGGGCGTGATCAGCGTCGAAGGATTCGGCGTGTAGGTCGTCGTCAAATATTCGGCCGGCACTGGACGGCTGGGCGTCGGCGTGACCGCCTTCATAGTCGGCGAAACCGGCGTCAGCGTCACAGGCCGCACCGTGATCACGATCGCGGTCGGCGTGCCCGTCCGCGTCACGAACGGAGCTGGCGGCGGCGTCTTCCGGCTCCTCGTCACCCAGCAGCCCGCCAGGACCGCCAGCAGCACGATCCCGACCGCCGCCAGGACATTCCACGCGCTACGGTTGAGGTGAATCATTCGAGCCTCCGTGTTGAATAGGCTGATTCGTGAACCAGATGCGCAGGATCACCGTCAAAATACCGACGCTCAACAGCGTGGCATCTTGCGGCGTGATCTGCGCTTTGCCGAGGAGATCGGCCAACAGCGATAGTGACCCGATAACCGTTTGAAGAATCCCGACGAGGACGAGCTTGCTCTTGTACCAGGGTTTGCCGTCAATCATCTCCGCCTCCCAAAACGAAAACGGCGCACCTTCTCCACAGAAGGTGCGCCGAGGCAAAGCACAAGGCACTGAGGTCAGTTTATCATAATATCTTCACCGTGTCAATCAGTTTCGGTAATCTTCATTCACATCACATGGGGGATTTTCTTAAAAGCCGGA